CCTGGGTTTCACACACAATCCAACCGGGAATCTGCCGGTGCATCCAAACCGATTTCAGATCTGAACCATCAATCTGGGTGTAGGCAATTTCCGGCATCTCATGCTCAAGCTTGATAGCTTCGGCCTTAGCCAGGTATTTCTTGTAATCTGACTTCGGCCCCTTGCTATTGGCCGAATAGTGATAGCTTTCCCAGATAACATCAACATCCTTCTCATTCCGGTAGCCCTTCTGGTTGGGCTGGCAACGGACAACCCGGAGCCTTTTGCGGGGGTATTTGTAGCTGCCTGGAAGGCTAGCGGAAATCTCAACAATCTTGATGATCCTGGTATCCATTTTCCTATTCCTTTCCTATTCAGTTACCTATTCTGAAACCCGGACCCCTTGCTGGGTTATCAAATCAAAGACATCATCATACCGCTTACCCAGACATTCTACCCAAGATACACCATCGCCTAAGTTCTGGCCGCTGCTTAACATAACATAACTCATTTTGGATTTCTTCATGAAATCAACGATGCGTCCATCCTCCAACCTAATTTGTCCTTCGTGTATTTCGGAATGTGCGTCAAAATATCCCGCCCAACGAATGCTCACTCGCCTACCATTGATACGCTCAGGATTTACAACTTCCCAATTCAGCCATTCTTTAACTGCATTCTCAGACATAACAAAACTCCTAATACTTAGAGTTAAATTGAGAATCACTCATCCAAGACCTATCCAACCACCCCGATAACCAAATCTCCATGTCGGACCAGGAATCCCTTAATCCCAAGAGATTTCATCGGTTCCTGCGTGATCAGACCCATGATGCACCTTTTCCTTCCTTTTAAAAAACAGGGGTATTGCCTGGTTATCCACCAGATTGCAGGGTGTCCCAGCCTCTCGGCTAGTTTTACCGTGCGAACCCTCGCGATTCCTCACCGCGCCCCTTATGACCTATTAACGAACCACCGGGAGAAACTTGCACAAGATTTCTAGGAAACCAATCCCCTGGCCGATTCCTCTGCCAGTTCGCGGGTCCAATCGTTCGACTGAAGGGTTTCCCAGCCAAACAACCTGGAACGGTAAATGACGAACCATTCTGGCTTGCCAGACGGGACGGTGATATCCCGGCAAACCCAGATATTCGCACCAATGTGATATTCCTCAGACCAGGAATACCTGGGGGCTGGGTTGCCAATCGTTCCGATTCTATTGAGCATGATCCATTTCCTTTCCTTTGGGGACCGTTGACACAACCTGAACGAACGGGACCGGGAGACTTGCGTCAGAATTATTCGTAATTTCCACCCTCGACAATATCCCCCCAGCAACCAACCTGGAAACGGCCCCGGACCCACATAACCGTTGTGTCATAGGTGTCACCCATGTTGACATAGGTGATAGCTGGAGATTTGGCCGCCTTCCCCCTGGAAATGAATTCCACCCCGCACCCGCCGATAATGCCGGAGATCTTTTCCAGGGTCAGGACTGGCCGGATATTCCGAAGGGGGTGACGGTCAACAAACTGTTCCATGATGGAACGGATGGCGCGGGCTTTTTCAACACCGAAAGCCTGGCCGATGGTTTTGAGTGATGGTATCACGATTCAATTCCTTTCCTGTTTCCTATTTCCTATCGACACTTGGATGATATTCCATCCATCGACACAATGTCAACGGAACCTGAACAAAAACTTGCAAACATTTTTTAAATCGATCATAAACCCTTACAGGGCAAGATGTTGCCTATTTGTGCAGTATAATTCCCCCTGAAAAACAAGCCATCTTTCAAAAACTTAAGATTCACAGACAACCGTTGACCATAAAAATCGCGCCATAAACCGTTCAGGAATCGCAACTTAGGAACAAAATTGGCCTGGGGACAGGGTTTGGCACAAAATTTCCTTTATTATTAATAATCAAATAGTAATAAGTAAGCTGTAAGTATTAGGTATCTTGTTCTTCTTCTTCTGCCGGACGGTCACACCCGTCCGGCGGCGACCGCAGGGAGCCTCGCCCCGAAGGGGCTTCCCGCCGCAGGCGGGCACAGTTAGTAGGTTGTTTTTTAAACTATCTTATTAAGTTTATTTGATTAATTACTATTAGATACTTTATTAGTATTTAATAAGGGATTTCCGTTGACAGGAATAACCATTGACGGTCAACGCGTAGAACAGGGGAAACCAGGAGGGTTCCCATGACCGTCGATTGGTCGAAAATATCGGTAGAGGTGCTGGGCGACTATACCAGCCGCGCCATCTCATCCCTGGAGAGTCAGGGGAAAGACCCGACCGTCAACGCAATCATGGAACTACGGTCCAAACTGTACTTACGGGATATTGAGATTGCCGGGGTAGTTGATGGGATGAAGCTTGGATTGAAGAAGGGGAAGTAGTTTTGTGGCCGCGCAAGCGCGGCGCGACCTGCGGTAGCCGGGGGGCGGCGTTGGGCCGCCCCGGACTCAAAACCCCCTGCGGGTAGCCTGTCACAAGAAAGGAATAGCTATGGATTCAGTTGACAATCCAGCCCAGGAAGAATTCAAAACTGTCGCCAGCCTATGTCGGTTGACAGGGCTTTCCAGGCAACGAATCTGGATTCTGATCAAGGACGGGCGGATTCCCGCGCCAACACAAATCGCACCAAAGCGGTGGATTTATTCGGATTCCGATTATGCGGCGGCGGTGGATGGATTGAAGGTCAAATTGTCACCCTGGACGGTGCGAAAAGAGCGGAACCGCGCCGCTATAGCAGACCACCCAGCACCTGCCGATCCTCCAATCCTGGATGAGCAATCCGGGGCCAATTTTGACAGGTTTGTGGCGGGGGATCGATGAGATATCTATCGGTCTGCTCTGGGATCGAGGCAGCTTCTTGCGCCTGGAAAGGCCTTGGCTGGAAAGCGGTAGCCTACTCGGAGATCGAGGCCTTCCCCTGCTCTGTTCTGAAACACCATTTCCCAGATACCCCCAACTGGGGGGATATGACCAAGTGGAGGGATTGGCCCCGTGAAACAATCGACCTTCTTGTGGGAGGTACTCCCTGTCAGTCATTCTCCACCGCGGGACTCCGAAAAGGACTTGATGATGTTCGTGGGCAACTGGCTCTCGGATTTTCCCAAATTGCTAAACACTCTCGCCCCAGATGGATTGTCTGGGAGAATGTCCCCGGAGTCCTGTCAAGCGGGGGAGGAAGGGATTTTGGTTCCTTCATCGGGTCGCTGGTCGAACTCGGGTATGGCTTGTGTTGGAGAACGCTGGACGCTCAATACTTCGGAGTCCCACAAAGGAGAAGAAGAGTCTTTGTTGTCGGATATCTTGGAGACTGGAGAAATTCCGCAGCGGTTCTTTTTGAGCAAGAAAGCTTGCGAGGGGATTCTAAGGCGGGCGGAAAAAAGAGGAAAGGAACTGCCAAGGGTTCTGCTGATGGCGTTGAGGTTGAGTGCAGGTCATGCGGAGTAATGTGGGAGCCGGATGGCCCAATTGAATGCTGCCCAGTTTGTGGATCTCATCAGTCCTATATTCCAGAGAAGTGCGGAACCCTTACCGATGGGGCGCATATGGGCGGTGGATTGAATGGGCAGGATGTTTACACGGGAAGAATAATTTCAACGCCCAAAGCATTCACCGCAGCAGAAGCAAGACGCACCGGGACGGTTGAACTGAAAGATCAAGCACCGACATTAACCAGCCAAACGAAGAGGGGCGATACGGAACCATGCGTGTTAGCATTCCCAGGCAGAATGTCAGCAACCCAAAGGGCTACAGCGGAGGATATCAGCCCAGCATTGGGCGCAAAGAATCCAACGGCAATCGCCATGCCCATGCAGGTCCGCCGCCTCACTCCTTTGGAATGTGAAAGGCTACAAGGCTTTCCAGACGGGTGGACCGATGTTCCCCATCGTGGAAAGCCAGCACCGGATGGGCCGCGATACAAGGCCATCGGAAATTCGATGGCAGTCCCGGTAATGCGGTGGATCGGCAATAGAATACAGATGGTGGAGGAATTGATGCATGATCGGAAGTGATCACTATTCCATCCGCCTCGATTGGCACAACGAATTGATGGATTCCGGCGCGGTAGCCCTGGGGTTCCCCTGGTCCTGGACGGTCTTCTATGTGGTGATGCCCGATGGTCAATAAAATCCACCTAATTGATCCCATGTTCAAGCATTGCCGGATAGGATCGATCCCAAATGGGGACCACCTGATCGAGGCGATTTCATTGACCAGCATGGTGCGAATCTTGGTCGCTTCCGGCGGGTATACGCCCAAGGCGGCGGCGAGTTATATTGCGGCAACTTTTTTTCAACCGCCCAGCACCATCACAGAGTCCACAGAATTCGTTATAGTGGACGATCTTGAGGCTAATTGGCCGGAAGGGCTACCTGGGTGATGAAACCCGACTATACGCTGAATTTGACCCCTCCAAAGGAGTATTGCCTCTGGTCGATCCAGTTGCCGTTGCCGCCGACAACGAACCAGCTTTGGATTCCGGTTGCAACGCGGGGCCGTTCCAGGTTTGTGACAAGTGCGGAATATAAGAAATGGCGGGCATCCATCCAGCTATCCGAGTGGGTCGAGGCTCCGATTTTCAATTTCCCGCTGGGAGTTGTATTGACAACGAAGCCAGGGGCAGACTTTCCTGAGACCTCGGATGTAGATAATTTTTTCAAAGCTCCAATCGATGCATTGAAGCGGCATTTCATCATCGCGGATGATAATTGTCGGTTTATCCAGTATGTGAGCAATGTGCTGGGGAATGCGGAGGATTTCACCGGGCAGGGCATGATCCAGGTTGATCTGTTTCCAGCCTGGTTGTGGACGGGCAGACTGCCGGATCAGACGGGTGAGCTATTCCAAAGCGGAAATTGAGCGAACCCCCCTACCCCCCGGCGAATTTTAAAAGTCAGATCTTTTGGGAACAGTTTTCCACCCCTGGAGAGTAGTTATGACCGCCGAAGAATTTAAAAAGCTACAACCGGGGGATGTTTTGTTGGAATATGGTTCCATGCGTCATTGGACAGTTATTGGGAATACAACCGGGGTTGTGGCGATTCAAACCACAAGATTACTTCCGAATCCATCGGGGATTGAATTGGAAGGCTGGCGGTTAGTGGGCAGGGACGCGGGTGATCCTCCACCGTTTTAGCGGGCCGTTTTTGGGCCTAGGGTGCGTTGGAATTGTTTGGGCGGGAGTTGAGGCGGATTGGTGGCAGGTTCGCCATCCCTGGAGAGTTTTTGGGTGTTTCCCGGCCAGCACGAATCGGCCCCGGTCATCCGGCCACCGGCCCCGGCCCCGTTTGACCCAGGGGCTCGCGGAATCGGATATCTGGATCTGGATATCGGATTTCCCAGAATGCCCAAACTTTCCAGAATGCCCAGTATAACCAGAATGCCCAAACAGCCTAATTTAGCCACCTAAGCGGATAGGAATATCGGATTACCCAGACTACCCATTTTAACATTGGATTTTTAGACAAAACCAGGCCGACCGCATAATCGGACAAAAATGTCCGAATTACGCGGGATTCCGTTTCCTGGTTTTGCATGGTTGACGGAAACGGGCTGAAACCTTGCGTGGAAAAATTTTTCTAAGGTTCCGTTGACGAAAAAACCGATCAAGCTTAGCATGATGGTGGTGTTGGTTTTTAATTGGAAGGATAAAGGATACGGAACCATGAAAAAACGCAACGGTTTTAAGCGGGTTGAAAACGGGGTTTGGACTCAAACCCGGAATGGTAAGCGGGTTGATATTTATCGTTCAAAAACCCGGTCACTTGTTGGTTGTAGGTGGGAAGTTTATTTCCTGGAAATAGACGATAATCACGCCTTGCAATGTGGCCAACACAACGGTCGTTTCACCCATTTTTCCGATAGTTTTTCCGATTCACTACGGGTTGGGAATGAGTTTTTGGGGCGATAGTTTTTGTGGGTTTTTTCATAGGAAACAGGAAACAGGAGTAGTGGACTATGTTAGTAGAAATTGCAAAAAACAGCAAACCCGCCAGCACAAAAAAACAGCCTACGGGTTTTGTTTTTTATCGGGGTGCGAGTCTAATTGATGGTTCCCCAATTGTGGGCGTCTGTTTGGTTGGTCGTTCGGCAAATACGAAAACGGGGAAG